TAATCAATGTAGTTATACGCTGTTCCTGCACTCCAGCCGTAGCCTTCTAATGCTTGTACTTCGGCAGGAACAGGGTAAGTAGCACTTGCGTATGGATGATAGGCGGTGTCTGTACCAAGATTTAAAGAAATGTCATGGTTGTAAGTCGTTCCGTATGTCGATGCCATTCCTATCTTCATAAAAAAGCAATTATTCGGTGTCGTAAAAGTTCCTGTGTTATATCGTGTTGTACCTGTTTGAACCATGTCAAGTGTATAAAATTTTATTCCTTGGCTGGGTTGCGTAGGAGCAACAAAAGTATATTGTGTGTTTGGTAAGCACGGAATCGGATTTTTACTTTCAATGTGGTTAGGGTTAGAAACAACTTTCCATTCCTCGTCCCATTGATTAATACCTTTGCTCTCTACTTCCGTTACTCCGGCACTCAATAATTCACCGCTATTATACGGATAATATTCAGCAGGAAACATTTCACGGAATTGCTCTACTGTTGTGGGTTCGTTGCCGCTGCCATAAAGCAAGGTTAAATCAACTATCATCACATTTCGTATCTTAAAAGAATCTCCTGCTTGGAACGAAGAATAGTTGCTATACGATGCAAAGTATGGCGAACTCGTAGAACTATTGACAACGGTTGTTATCATACTTCCTTTTACCCAAGTATTAGCACCCGTGTTGGCAACAAGTTGTTTATACCCACCAAATACGCTATTGCTGAAAATTCCCATGTCAACGGAGTAAGGAGAATAAAACTCTGCGGTAACAAGAATTTTGTGGTTTTTAATGTACGATATAGACGGGAGCGAAGCACTCAAACCGTAAAAAACCGTGGGAGCATTTTGTGCCGTTACAGTCAGCACTCCATCACTCGCAGATAACACGGGATTGGTAACAGGTGTACTCCACCCACTTGTGCCGTCAGCAAAATTCCCATTCTGCACCAACTGATTCATTACCACTGTTTTACCGCCAACCTTTTCAAGTCCTGCATACGGCAACGCACCAGCAGGAATAGTTTTGGTGTAGGCAGAAGTATCATCGGTTTGGTAGTCGTAGAGGTTGCCTTGAAGCAGTTTTTCAATGTTGCTAATTCTCTTATCAGCCACTTCAATATCCGTAGCGTTAGTTGCAATCTGTGTCAGTGATGCAGAGATACTGTCCGCCGTGTCCTGTGCATCTTCAGCATACCCCTGTGCAGTTGTTGCAGAATCGGAAGCCTGCTGTGCATAATATTTAGAGGAATATTCCGTACCATCAACAGTACCATCTGTTTTGGTTGCCCATTGTTCCGCAAGGTCAGCAGATGCACTCGCACTGTCAGCACTTCCACTCGCCAATCCTGCTTGCGTTGTTGCAATACCTGCTTGGGTGGTGGCAGTATTTGCGGAATTTAACGCAGATGTTGCACTGTTTGATGCTTCTCCTGCTTTGGTAGTGGCAATAGTTGCTTGCGCTGATGCGGTTGATGCGGAATTACTTGCTTCCGTTGCTTTATTCGTTGCGATGGTTGCTTTATCACTCGCAGTTTGGGCAGATGCACTCGCTTCGCTTGCCTTATTTGATGCGGTTGTTGCGTATCCGCTTGCTGATAATGCACTCGCACTCGCTAAACCTGCTTGGGTAGTTGCTATGTTTGCTTGGTCTGTTGCTATATTCGCTTGGTCTGTTGCCGTTTGTGCGGATGCGGATGCGTTCTGTTCGCTTGCTGATGCGTTTTGTTCGCTTGTGGATGCGTTTTCCGCACTTGTCTGTGCTTCTTCTGCATAGTGTTTGCAAAGGTCTTTATAGTATGCAGGTGAATTCTCCAACTCACCAACTAATTCGTACAAAGCCATGTTAGAATGTTACCTCCTTCAGTATCCGTATGGGTGTGGGAACAATCACAGTGGAAACATCACCTGCGATGTTGGAAACCTGCACATCATAGTAATATGTGCCATAAGGGATGTTCGCAGTATCATCATGCTCGATCACAACATCTTCACCATAATGCACTGTTTTCTGCACAACCTTTTCCGTGGTATAGACATTCGGTTTTATCGTAAATAAAACTTCATCGTCACTGTAATCATAATCGTTGCCGTCAGCATCCTTTATTCGCACTGTGAAATTTGCGGTATCACCTCGTGTTAGAGAGATGATGTTATTGACAATTTTGAACACTGTATCACCCTTTCATCGAATCCTTTTTCTTTTGCAAAAGTGTTTTGATGGAATCTGCCACACCGATATTTGCGGATGCAAGGTTTTCCACGATTGATAATGCTTCAGTAAGCGAAATCATGCTAATGCCGATAACACCGATGAATGGAACACCACCCACCTTTTTCACCGAAGAATCTGCCAAACAACAAGCAAAAATCAGTATGGCATAGGTTATCATTTTGCTTGTGAATTGGTTCTTCATCGCAGAAGAATTGATATACCCAAACCTGCGACATTCTGCCAACCATTTGACATACAACCACAAGCACCCATGCTTTTCAGTAAACTCTTTTCCGTAGGTACGCACCCAATATTCATGCGATAACGAAATCCATTTGGAAAATAAATCCAAAAATTCCAAACCGCAAAATAGCATCAGCAGAGTGCCGATATCTGCCAAAGATGAAATGACCACACTTCCCCCGATTTTCGCAGGAAGGTGGTCGCATAAAGAATCAAGTGCTTTTTTTATGTTTAATTTTGACAATACTTCTTGAAGGATATTTTTCATTTTTTATACGATTCTAACCGCAGTAATATGTGCATCAGAAACGGTGGCAGTTGCCGTTGCGTAACCGCACAGATATACAGTTGATGCAGATGCAAGCGTTAATATACGGCTCACATTAGGCACGATAGTTCCGTTCAATGCGGAATGTAGTGCTATTGCGCCGTCGTAGGCGTATCCATAGTTGTTCGGTGTTGTGGTAATAGCCGCTCCGTAAATCTTGTCTACTGTCGCGCTGTTATAGCTAACGTGTCCGTTAACAATCCATGTACCAGCCGTCAAAGAAACGCTCGTGATAGTTTTTGCGGTACTGGCAGTTAATGATACGGAACTACTGATAGACTCGGTCACTACTGTTCCGACAACCGCATCAGACAATGCCTTCCCCCCATCAGCGAGTGTAATGTCACCCGTCATTGTTCCACCGCTTAATGACAGTTTATTGTTGTATAACCATTGCATTTTTTCATCATTTTGTTTTTGCAGGAAATCCCACATTTGACGGCTCGGTGGAGTCGCACCCACGAAATTCCATCCGTTTTGGTAGTTTGCATCACTAAAAGCATAAGGAGTGAGTGGTGATGTACTTGCCCATATTTTAGTGAAATCCGCCAAAGTAATTGCCATTATGCAGTCCTCCTCCACATATATACTGTTTGATATGGTGGCATGATGTTTATCGGAAGTCCGCTACCTGTGTTACCGATTGTATGGGTGTGTGAACCATTCGATGTGGTCGCACCTGTCCAATTGCTTGATGCTTTAAAATTAATCTGTTCATAGTTGGAACCTTGCACAGTTTCACCAATGCCACCATTCGCCCAAGTGTGATACCCACCAACAGATAACGCACCGCTTGTTGTGATAGAATCACTAAATGTCAATGGTTCTGTTGTATCATTCGATTTAATTGAACCTGTGATTTCCATCGTTCCTCTTGCGTGTGTATGGTTTCCTGTTGTCGAACAACTATGTGTATGGCTCGGTAAATTGCTTGTGGTAATTGTTTTCGTTGCCGAACCACCTGTGGTGTTTGCCGCATAGGTGTCACCACTCGCTAACAAAAATCTGTCTTTTAACCGCACCCATGTGCCACCAAACAACGTGGAAGGGTCTGTCGCATTGAAGCTGATATACACACTTCCCACAGGGTACAGTTTTGACGCAGTTGCTTGCATTTGGTCATACAACCATTTTAATCGTTCATCAACATAACGAAACCACGCATCAAATTCGTTTTTGGTGGGCGGTGCAGAACCGACAAAATCCCACCCTGTTACATAATCTGCATCAGAAAATGTGTATTCAGGCAATGGTGAATTGCTTGCCCATATTTTTGAAAAGTCAGGTGTTGCCATAGTACCTCCTTTAGAATTCAATCAAATCGGAAAACACACCAAATTCAAAACCTTGTGCGCCCTGTTGGTCAACGAAGCCGAAATAATTTGTCGGTATCTCTGAAACAAAATCCAAACCCACGCCCCCGGCACGGACAAACAAATCTAATGCCCTTGCTAACACGATGTCATTGTCTGTCAGTTCTCCGCCGATGCCGATGCCAATTTTAGCATCCCCCAATTCCGTCAATGAAACAAAAGGCGCATTGTAGATGAATTTAACAGATTCAATCGTGCTTTCTGCCGTGCCTTTGGTGGTATCCTTTGAAACTTTGTGCCACAACACAGGTCTGTAAGTCTCATCATCAAGGATGCTGGTTGCGGTATATGGTACGGCAGGAGTATCCCTGAACCGACCCACATTAAAAGTCAAAGTGTTAGGTTGGTCGAAGAAACCGAAAAACTCAAGCTGGATGCTTCCTGCAATCTCCCTTGACCTGTCAATCAGCACACCGATGTTGTCTAACTGTACGCCGCTTCCAGTGTCAATCCATCGTTTATTTTGAAGGTCATCCAATGCCTGTGTCAGTTCGTCCAGTTCCGCCCCCAATGCATTCAAAAAAATCTGCATGTTTACAGACTTTGAAAACTGCATCAGAAGATGGCTAATCATTGATTCGCTTCGTGTCATGATATGATCACCTGAATCCTTGTCGCATCGAAGGTTGCCACATGACGGGCATCAATGCTGATATTGTTGGAAGAATAGGTGCTTCCGTCCGTGCTTGCAGTTACTGTGATATATCCGATTCCTGCCACGTTCTGATAGATAGCACCCATGAACCGCTGAAGAATGACATCGTTGCCAACTGTCAAGGTGTTGCCGTAGTTCAGAACCGCTTCGGTAATCATTGCCTGTGCGTTAGGTGGCAGTGATTCTTCAGGATATTCCGTCACAGCGATATTCAGATAAATTGGCACAGCCAAAGGTCTGTTAAAATTGATCGTGTGCGGAAATCCCTGTGAATCGTTGATGGATACAGATTGTGAACCGAACGTATCGATTCCTGCGGCTTTTTTTTGCCATATGGTCAAACCGATTTCATCAACTTCGCCCCCATTGACAACCGCTTCGATTGAATGAGGGGGTCTGCCGTCCGCATCGGTTGTGTCTTGGTCATTTTCGTAAACATAGGCACTTGTCACACCATTCAGTGTCAGCAAAGCAGATGCGATGCTGTCGGTCATGCCAACAGACCGGGTGTACAGTGAATTGTTCCACCTCTGTCGCAGTGCGGTGTCACTTTCTGCTTCCCTTCCTGTGTTGGCAGGTACATTGTTTGATACCGAATCCCATCCTGCATAAGTTGTCACGATGTTGGTCAAATCACCGATTGAAGGTGTGATTGCACCTGTCTGTGTACACTCAAAAGTAACAGGTGAACCGATGTGTTTGAATGTTAAATCAGCACTGATGGAACAGGAAAAGGTGTTCTGCTGATTGCTTTCCGTAATCCGCAGTACATCATTTTCCACGCTTGCAGGAATTGCGGTAATCTGTGAACCGATTGCCGTCAATACTGTCGCAATGGTGTCCGTGCTGGTTGCAGTGTGGGAATAGATAGTACCATCCACTGTTGCGGAATATGTTGCGCCTTCTGTGACAGATTCCAACGTGATGCCCACATCACACGCCTGTTGTGCCGAAATCACCGCATTTGCATCCACGCACTGAAAGATGATGTTGCTATCTGTGGAAGATGAAATCTGTGCGCCATAGGGAATCTGTGTTCCATCTGTTCCGTAACAGGTGCATACAACTGTGGTCTTTTCTGCCGCAATCGGTGTGATTCCGGCTAATGCCGCAGAATTATCCAACGAAGCACCGCTTGCAGTGTGTGGATACATCGCCCCATACACCTGTGCCGCCTGTTCCCAAAGGTCAGCAATTTCATACGAAAACACACCAATCAACTGTCCGAAAACAGAATTCGCTTCCGTGGAAATCTGCACCCCTAACTGGTCAGCAATGCGAGAACCCATGCTTTGTATGATGTCAGCCAATCGTTTTTGTTTAAAACCTTCAGGGGTCAATCCATAGTCAGCCATACCCCAACAACTCCCTTCTTGTCAGCAATCCTGCGGAAGTGTTTGCGGTATAGGTGACCGACAGGATGCGTTCTTTTGCGTTTACTGATAATGTCAATTCTGTGACAGAATCTACTCCGTCAACCGACATGATCGCATTACGGAATATCTGCCGAATGTGTTGCAGATTGGGATTTTTCACACAGATATATTCCAAATACGGAATCCCTTGTGTGGTGTCCAAAAACCACTCCTGAAACCAAAATTGCAACGTGATTTTTATTTGCTGACCGATGCGTTCCGCATTGTCAATCAGCATCAAATCGTTGTTGTGAAATACCAAATCCCAAGAATCAACATTTAACGCTAAATCATACAAAATACCACCTCCATCATTCAGGTTGGTCTGTCTTGCTATTTCCACGACTTATGCCGCCATGCACATGATGCACCAACGAAATTCCGTTTACAACAAGGTCACCACCACCGAAGGTTGCCGTTGTGCCGTCTGCCAACGTGATTTTAAATGTTCCCTCGTTCAATATTGCCAGCGACCCATTGTTGAACAAACAAACATCATCAGGGTTGCTTTTCAAGGTTGGCACAGAAGCGGAAAACAAGGTCGGTATAGCATACGCATCATTTAACGAGTGATTCCGCATATCGTCAGATTTTTCGCCTGACAAAAAGTTTTCAATCTGATGGTCAGCAAAGATGATGATGCAAGTATCCCCACTTTTCACAGGAAAGGTGCATCCTGACTTGCCACCATTGCCACAAGGATATTGCAACGGCACATTATGGATGGTGGGGTACGGAATCTCACGCCAATCAGGTGCGGTGAAACTTCCCACAGGCGTGATGCTTGCCCTGTTTGTGCCGGGGTTATATGATTCAATTTTCCCGATCATAGACACATGGACATTTTCCGCACCCTTTTGAATCCACTTTTTTATTGCATCCTTGAATTCATTGTTTGTTTGAACTCTGCTCTGCATCCTGCACCTCAATCAGTTCCATTGCACTTCCCCAGTTTTGCCCATTATATTCGCCACGATGGGAAACCTTTTCCACACGAAACCACCCTGTGATGAATTTGCTTTCCACTTTCACAAGGTCGGCAGGATTTACGCTTGGCACAAGTAAAGTGTTGATTCTCCATCCTGCTTTCTTGCGTGGTTTTTCTTTTTTGGTTTTTTGTTTTTGCGTTTTCTTGGGGTTTGATTTATTCGATTTATACTCCGCTTGAATAATGCGTTCAGGCACACCAACAAGACCACTTTGAGGGGAAAACACCAACCCACGATTGGTGGATGTCCCCCCGGCAAGAATCACGTTCAAAATGTTGTTCTGAATCGACCACGAAAGACCCAACGCATCACAGATTTCCGTCAGTGCGTCCTTGGCTTGCCCATAGAAGGAAAACCCGTTCTTGTAGGATTCCAACTCGCCCACATCATCACCATAAACCACAGGCACACCC